TTGTCGATCGTACCAGGAAGACCAACAGCTGGGAATCCAAGCTCAGTCAAGCGCATCGCACCATGGTAAGAACCATCTCCACCAATAACGACAACACCTTCGATTCCATGTTTCTTCAATTGCTCGATCCCTTTTAATTGACCTTCGCGTTGTGCGAATTCAGGGTAACGTGCTGAGTGAAGGAAGGTACCACCGCGGGAAATAATATCTCCAACAGATGAGGCATCAAGAGGCTGGATTTTACCAGCAACCATTCCCGCGTATCCATCATAGATACCGAAAACTTCCATTCCTTCTGAAATTGCTTGACGAACAACTGCACGGATGGCAGCGTTCATACCAGGGGCATCTCCACCACTAGTTAAAACAGCAATACGTTTCATTTCGTTGTTTGCTCCTTTTTTTCTTTTACATTCTACGTAATTATAACACAAAGAAAACTAAAATTCTCGTATTTTTCGCAGTTTTTACCGATAAATCGTTTTCATAACAAGATTCTTTAGTTCATCTTCTAAATCTTTGTTTTTCTGGACTGTATAGCCCTTCAATTGCAAGGTTTTCTTCTCTTCTTCATAGCGTAATATTACAGGATATGGCCCTGGATATTTTTTTAAGATAGAAAGCATCATTTTATCATCTTTATGGTTAGCCAGTTGAATCCAGAATTTCTCATTGGTCGCTAGTTGCGCCTCTGCTAGAATCATCTGCAAGCGCCCATCACGCTCTTGTATCTTCCCTGTCAAGTAATAAAAGCCACCTTCTTTTATCAAGGAGGAAAATCGATTGTAGGTTTCAGGGAAAAGGGTCACATCCAATTTTTTCTTGGTATCACTGACTTGTAAGAAAGCCATGAGATCACCTGACTTGGTTCGAATGGTTCGAATGTTTTGTACCTCAATGAGAATGCGTGCCTGCTCTCCTTGAACTAATTGAGAAATTGGTTGGATCTCATAGGGACTCATTTGCCCAATCGCAACCAATGGGTGAGTACTGAGCCCGACGCCAATAATGGCCTCTTCCTTCTCATATTTTTCAGCCTGGCTAAAGTCCTCCGCTTCTGTCCAGGAATAGTTAGAATCCGCAAACAAACTGCCTAGCTCATCAGCAAAGACAAACAAATTCGGCAAATTGTGAAGCACCTTGCGTCTATTTTTTTCAAAAATGTCGAATAATCCAAGCTCCACTAAAGGTGTCAACAGAGGCAATTTATGATACTGATTGGGGAGTCGTAAAATGAAATCTTCGACACTTCCAAAGGGACGATTGTCAATGATCCAATAAGCTAAATCTCTTGGGAGTCCCTTGATATTTTTCATTCCCAAGTAGATTTTTCGATCCTGGAACTTATCTCTGTAAGGGATGGTATTGATGGATAATGGTGCGACTTTAAAATCAAACTGGAGAGCATCTGTCAGATAATCGCTGCTCGAATAATTGAGCATGACATCAAAGAAAACATCTGGATAATGGACCTTGAAATAGGCCATCTGAAAAGCCAAGGCAGAATAGGCATAGGCATGGGAACGGTTAAACCCATATCCTGCGAATTTTTCCATGATTGCAAAGACCTCTTTAGCTTTTTCTTCCGTATGACCAAGTTTAAGAGCACCTACAACAAAATCGTCTTCCATCTTATGCATTTCAGCTGCATTTTTTTTACCCATAGCCCGACGTAAAATATCGGCTTTCCCCAGGCTAAAGCCTGCAAAACGTTGGGCAACCTGCATAACCTGCTCTTGGTAGAGCATGATCCCATAAGTGGGCCTTAAGATTTCTTCAATCGCTGGATCCAGAATGTCAACTTTTTCCTGGCCGTGCTTTCTTTTGAATAGCTGGATCCAGAATATCAACTTTTTCCTGGCCGTGCTTTCTTTTGACGAAATTATCAATGTAATCACTAGCCCCTGGACGATTGAGAGAGGTGGTCGCTACCACTTCTTCGAAATGATTAGGTCTCACTCGTCTCAAGAGGCGAATAGCTCCAGCCTGTTCAAATTGGAAAATCCCCTTGGTATCCCCAGCAGCAAACAAGGCCAAGGTTTCTGGATCTTCTAAATCAATGGCTTCAATCACGATCTCTTCTTGGTACTTTTCATAGACCGCTTCCTTCATTTTCTGAACAAAGGTTAAATTTCGCAGACCCAAAAAGTCCATCTTCAACAGACCATTGGCTTCAACCGCATGGGCATCATACTGGGTGACAAACATGTCTTCTCCGTACTTGAGAGGAATGTGATCCGTCAAATCCTGGTCACTCATCACAACCCCAGCCGCGTGGATCGATGTCTGTCTTGGTTGGCCTTCTATTCTTTTGGCAATTTCAAAGCCACGCTCAAATTCTGCTCGGCTATGAATCACTTGTCGAAAAGCTAGATTCTGTTCATAAGCTGTCGTCAGTGTATCCCTAAAGCCAATCCGCTTGGTAATGGAGGTCAATTCATACTCTGGGACCCCAAAACGTTTAAAGACATCTCGAATAGCTTGTTTGGCCCCAAAGGTTGAAAAGGTCACGATCTGAGCTGCATGGTAACTCCCGTAACGGTCTCGCACATAGCGGATAAATTCTGGACGATAGATATCAGGAATATCAATATCAAATAAATTCTGGACGATAGATATCAGGAATATCAATATCAATATCCGGCATGGTGTAGCGCTCCACATTTAAAAAGCGCTCAAAGAGGAGGTTCTTCTCCACAGGATCAATCCCTGTAATCCCTAGGGAATAGGCTACCAGTGAGCCTACAGCAGACCCACGTCCCATTCCCATATAATAGCCTTGACTCCGTCCGAAACGAAGAAGGTCCCAGACAATCAAGAAATAATCATCAAAGCCCATTTGGTGAATAATGTCTAATTCATGCTCCAGACGTTCTTGATAGACCGGATTGGTCAAGTTCTTTCGAAGAAGACCCGCTTGAGCTAATTCTCTCAGTTCCTCAACAGCTGGTTTCTGAGGATTAAAGCGAGGCAATTTCAACTGAGTATCAATGTCGTATTGAATTCCTTGGGCAAGTTTTTCCAGATTTGTGATGGCTTGAGGAAATCGCTCTGCGAAATCATTCTTTAAATCCTGAGGGTTTTTTAGGACTGTTGTCGAATCAATTGGTCCTGTTTCCGTCAAGCTTTGATTGTCCTTGATGGCTGCCAGCATCTGCATGGCTTCCACATCTTCCTCCTCAAAAAAACGCACAGTATGAAGAGGGAGCACAGGGTGGCTAAACTCTTGGACCGGCGTATCGGCAAAAACTCCGATGAAGTAATCTAGACCAAGCGGCAAGTCTTCACTGGCAAAAGGCGCTGGGACAATGACTGCTACTCCTTCTGTAAGGTGCTTCACATCCTCCCAATTGTTTTTCCCCATCATTTTGAGGGTCGACATTTTCATCAGATTCTGGTAGCCCTTCGTGGACAGGGCAATCATCCGAAACGGAATTGTTTCATTGCCTACCTCTAGTCCAACTTCTAAACCGACCAAAGGGCTGAGCTTGTGGGCCTGACAGGCTTCGATAAATTCATAAGCACCATACAAATTATCTACATCCATGATTCCCAATGCGTCATACCCCATGCTTTTAGCCCCTTGGACATAGTCTTTTATAGTCACAAGGCTTTCCATAAAGGTATAGACTGTTTTGGTATCTAGCTGTGCAATCACTGTTTTCTCCTCCCTCACTCGTCTATTTTTGATAACTCCTTTTGGAACTCTTTTTTGTACAAAAAAACACCACTGCTACACAATGATGTCTCAACAACGGAAGACATGGGATTCGAACCCACGCACGCTTTTACACGCCTACCGCGTTTCCAACACGGCCTCTTAAGCCTCTTGAGTAATCTTCCATGAATAAAAAATATGGAGCCGGTGGGAGTTTCTAAAAGTCTTTCATATCGCTGTTTCTAGCTTTTATGGTCTGTTTTAGGAACTGACTTCTAAAATTCCTCAACTTCATCGCTCACATTATTAGTCTAGCATAGCTTCCAAGAAAGTTCAAGTTTTATTTTTTTATCTTAGACACAAAAGTAAGTCATTTAATAGGAAAAGATTTTTTTGATAGTTGTTGAGGTTATAACGGACAATCTTTGAAATGTCTGTTATAACAGAAAAAACCCTCCAATGAGGAGGGCTTCTGTTTCTTATTTAAAAGATCCAAAGTCTGTGATGCGTTGCCCGTTTTCGGATTGCCCCACTGCTACATATCTGCGATTTCCAGAACCGCCAATGTATGAAATCCAAATATAGCCATCATTATCAATCCATCCATCATAGTTGATTTCTTGACCTGCGCTATATACAGCTACAATCTCAGCTCCAATACCGGCTTCAGCTCGTACATTCAGAGCAGACACCTCAACAGTGAACGTCCCTGTTTCTGGATGGAATTCATTTGATTCAATTGTCAATGGTTCTGATGGCTCTGGCTGTTCAAATGCCACAGATGTGTCATCAATTGGGAAATAGAACCATCCAACGATTCCATCAAAGTTGCGTGTGTTGTATCGTGCAGGGCCTCCTACATACAGAGAGTCAGCATTGCCATCAATATTCTGTTCAATAGTTCTCATAGTGACTCCATCGCTATCCTCAATCACAATTCCTGTGTGACCGTAAGGATGACCGCATAGATAGGTTGTATCCATTACAAAGATGGCCCCTGCTCGTGGGTTGACTCCTATCGCATCGTATACTACTTCATATCCTAAACCAGCGGCTGAATTAAGTAGGTCAATAGCGTTCCCCCAGAGAGCTTTTCCGAAAAAATTGATAGAAATTGAATTTGGTAGGTCCACACATTGGGTTCCGTATGAACCATCTGCATCAGCTCCTACACCTTGATTGGCCAAAGATTCTGAATAATTTATAATATCATTTGTTGCTACCATTTTTGAACCTCATTTCTTCCATTGTTCATTGGCTTTCTTGACAGCAGCCTCAATGAATGTGTTTAATTGGTCATTGGTCAAATTGATGTTATATGCTTCTAGTCCTTCAATCAAGCTAGTTTTAGCATGCTCCATCTTATCCTTTCCGTGAATGTCCAATGTTGCTGCAACTTGTTCAGTGGCATTCACAGCGTTATTTGCAAGGATTTCAGCCACTTCAAGAGCTTTCTTTCCTCCACGAGTCAGAAGGTATTTCTTGACTGCTTGAACAACAATTCCAACCAGAATTACAAGAATACTCATTGCGCTACTTGTTACAATATCAGTGATTTGATTCATTTTTCTTTTCTCCTTTTTTTAACCAACTTGCTTGGTTCTTCCAAGCCTTCCTTTAATTGAAATTTATTATGATCAATGTTTTGTTTTATAAGGCGATCTAGGCCAGGAATTTCAACCCCCAGAGCTGAGAGACTGGCAAGGATACTGGATCCGTATGCTGCCATCATCGCAACAATGAAGGCATCAACCACAGCCCCCAGATTCATGTATAGGGCGAATGGATAGCCAATGGCTACAATTAAAATCATAGCTGTGTGGCTCACTAGCCCTTTTCTCCACTTGCGACTTGAAAACTCGTGATAGGCCCATGCTCTAGATACTCCTATAACAATATCTAGAGCAACAATGGCCATGAACATGAACACAATCATGTGTTCATCAATGCCGTGATCATAAAAATCCCTAACTACTTCAATAATTCCAAAGATTCCATCTGGCTCTTGATACATCAATCACACTCCCATCAATTAAGATTCAGGCTGTGCTACTGGTTGAGTCTCAAGGTCTCCTGATGGTTTGTTTTGTTTCTCTTCTTTGGGAACTTCCCAATTATAGATTGCAAGCTTTCCGTTTTGAAGAAGTGGGCCTTTCAAATCTTTGATTGATTCGCCATTGTAAGTGAATTCATAGTTGACTTGAACAAGAACACGTTTCCCTTCACTGAATTTTTCAGTGTGATCTGGATCAATCAAGGTGAAGATGTCATGTTGTTTGTAGGTTTTACCTACTTGAGCAGCTTCCACAAGCTCAAGCGCTCGCTTGTAGAGAGTTGGATCAAGTGGATTGTCTTGATTGGTCACAGCTACAAGGACAGACCAGTCAGCAAGGGCTTTGTTATTTTGAATTAGGACATCTTTCTTTTCGTTCTCTTGAGTGAGTTCTTGAATTTTCTGGATAGCGTTCTTATTGGCATCGACAGACTTGTCAAGCTCTTTCTTGAGCGCCACGATAGCGCCAGAAGGGTCTAGCTCCATCCGTACTAGGTTTAGAACAGCTTCCACAAGGGTTGATTCTTCATCTGCCATGCGATTATTTGGAAGGGATTCTTCAAATACCCGGTAAGGGTAATCTTGCTTGATGGAAACCTTTGTGGCATTAGCTACTGGATCATAGGATTTGAACTGTACTTTATAATTCATTAAGCATTTACCTCATTTTTATTCTTAACTTCTTCAAATAGGTCCTTCAAATCTTTGTCAGATTCAAGGACAGAGCGATAGCTTTCAACTTCCTGAGCGAGTTGAGCTACAAGTTGTTGTGACTGTGTCAATCGTGCCCTAAATTCGGCTTCGTTGACTGTCTTATTTGCCAATTGATTGGCTAAATCAGTGATGATTGATACATAAGTTTGTTCATTCATTTCTTTACCTCTATTATTTAATATGATCGCGATCATAAGAGAAGGTGTCTAGCATGCTTTGTACTTTCGCTTTCATTGCACCGGACATATTAATTTGGCCAAGGGCGTGGGCCCACAACTTCCATAGGGCGGCCACGCTTTCATCCAGACGGATAAATTCTGTTGGAGAATCCGTATCTGATTTTGTTTTCTTTGGAATAACAAAATGCCTACACCAAATTTCTGAGTTTTTCTTCCAAGCCCCTGGAACTAATGTCTGGGTTACTACACTAAAATTCCAGCCATCATCACCCGAAGCATGACGCATATAATTGTAATCCCCAAATTGAAAAAGTTTATCAACTCCATTATTAGAATTGTTGTCAATTACTATTCCCGAAAACGAGACGGAATTCCAATTTCTCGAACCATTTCGATTGCTACCAATGATTGTTTTGGAATGTTTTTGCCCGTTTTCGATAGAAGACTCATAACGTATGAATTGAGTTGGATATCCAGCGTCTTCTCTTGATATCGAAGCTGTGTTGTTCGTCATTGTTAATTGATTTTTTACCAAATCAAAAGTTAGTGATCCATCAGAAGAGGTTATTCTATCGCCAGTAAAACGATTTGAAGCGATGTCAATAGAGTTTAATTGAGTAATGAATGCCTTCTGTGAAGTTAACTCTCTGATGAATGCTTGATTTGATACAAGCTTGTTGATCATAGCAGAGTCCACTAGTAGTTTATCTGCTGTGACTGCGTTGCTGGCTAGGATCTGAGTTGTTACTGATCCAGATTCCATGTGACCTGTTCGAACGCTCTGAGAAGCTAGATGCCTGCTTGTGATAGAGCCATCAACTACCATGTCTCCTTTAACTTTAATCAATTGAGCGATCAAGGCAATAGCTTCCGGTTCCTGCACAAGCAATGAACTGATGGTTCTTCCGTTGATGCTCTTACCTGTTCCGAATGAGATCTGACCATCTGTGATGTTGATGTCTGTTTTTTTCAAAACCCCATCAAATTGGCTGATGATCGTTGCAACTTGCCCATTGACTGTTTGCTGATAATTCGCAAAGCGGCCGTTGATGCTATCCTTGAAATCGTCCAATTTGTCATTGAGGACAGAATTTTGACTGGATAATTTCTTGTTTGTCTCATCTGCTTGAGCTGATAGCTTCGCATCTGTTGATTGTGCTTGCTCTTCGATTTTAGTTGTAAGTGCCTGTTCCTGAGTTGCAAGCTTATTGTTTAGTCCTTCTGTGGCATATCTCAGATTATTTCCGAATTCAGTAGAGAATGTTGAAAATTGACCATCCACAGTCTGCTTGTATTCAGCAAGTTTGCTCTCAATTCGTGAGTTGATTGTATCCAAGCTGTTTGGCTTGTATGGAGGAACTTTAGGCCCTTTGACTAAAATTGGCTTACGAATCCAAAAGTGTGCATTGTTGACTGCATAGAAGTAGAATGGAAAACTTCCAGAAGCATCAAATTCAAAATCAGTTGCTAGGAATGTGAACTCAGCTTTCAGCCATGTGTTTTTTGCTGTTGTTTTATCTGCAAAGGTTTTCCCAAATACTTGCTTATTGTTTGAATGTCGTTTTATAGTGACTGCAATGCCTTTGTCACACTCAACATCACTTCTTACTTGATATTCAAAACCTAATGAATAGTATTCCCCTTGTGCCATCTTGTTGATGTACAGTGGGAATGTTGGGCCTGCCCATGTATAGGCACTTGCAGGAGAGCCGGACACTTTCATTTTGAAAGTCCCGTTTTCTACTGAAGCAATTCTAGTTGTGCCATTATTTGGCGCTGTATATTCTGTTAAACTATCAGCTAATTTTACTAGGTTTTCTTGGTCAATCTGACTTCCAAGAGCTTCAATTCTTCTTGTGATTCCCTCAGAGTCTTCTGTGTACTTATTCTTGGAAATATAATTCTCAGATAGATTCTCACGAATAGTCTTCAGGGTGTTGCTTGTCTGCTCTTCTGTGTATCGCTTCAACCTTGTTTCAAGGATTCCACTTTCTCCTGTGTACTGTTCAAGCGCTGTGATTTGAGTTTTGAGACCTTTTGCGGTACGTTCAAAAGATGCTGAAGCATTTGTGATGATAGCTTCCTGATCTTCTGGGGCTGGCCCTGCATCTGTTCTGGTAGTGCTTTGTGTTAGCTCTACTTTTTTGAATGAAATTGAGCCTACTTCACTATATCCAATAATAATGCGCCAAAAATCAAACTCATCGCTTTTTTCTAGAGCTGGAACAGAAACTTTGAACAATTGCCATTCATCTGTCAATTGGAATTGAGCGTAGATTCTTTCTGGATTGTCTCCAGATTTGCGGTTTTCACGCAAAGAAGCCCACATTGTACCAGATCCACTGTTTCTTTTAGCATAGAATGAAAGTGTGTAAGGCTCGCCTTTTTCTAGATAATCTAGAGCAGTTGTTTTTGAAGTGGCCCAACTTGGTGCAGTGCTAGAGAATAGCTGCGCTTGCTTCCAAGTGTTCGTGTTCCCTGTGATGGTATAAACACCATTCTCTAATGTACCGGTTGAATCGCTTGAATCGCCATGAGCAAAAAACCACAAACCACGAGTGAAATCATAGTCTTCAGCGTAATTCCTTGAACCTACTTTCAGACTTGTAAACTCTTCTTTGATGCCATTCACTGTCTGCTCGACATAAGAGCGATCTGCTTTGCCAGCCGTGACATTGGTCAGGTCAGAGATGGCTTTTTCAGTGGTCTGTTCAAACCGTGATTGTGCGCCCTTTAATTCAGTGAATTGACTTTCTGTAGACTGTTTGAATTTGTCAATTTGCTCTTTGACTTCAACATCTTTTTCAATGAGCTTGTCAGTTGTTGCCTTCAAGCCTTCCATTGTCACTTCAATGCCATTGTATTGAGCTTTAAACTCTTCTACAATTTCATTTTTGTTAGCTTGGCTTGCTGCTGCTATCTTTTCAGTGACCTGTGCTGAGATTTCCTCTTTGACTACTTCAGCTTGCGCTTTGGCTTGCTCAATGCCATCTGTGATCTCTTTCTCCAAGGCTCCTGCTTTATCCTCAAAAGCCCTATTGGCATTGTCAACCAATACTTTCAATTTCTTGTAGTATTCATCATCCTCTTGAGTCTTTTGGACTGTATCAAGGATTTCGGATGCTACATCAGAAATTCCATTTGTGCCTGACATGCCTCCACCGTGACCGGCCTTGTCATCAAATGTAAGAGAGATATACTCTTCTGACAGAGCATCATATACATAGCCTACAGCTTTCTTCTTCAGCATGACATCATGCTTCAAGCTCATAAGGGCTGCTGTGTCACCAAGATGGACAGTTTGCCCATCAAGCTCATAAGCTTCAATCTTGATCTGATCAGTAGGCTTGTCAATATTCCCATTCTTGAACTTGGCTTCACCCCATTTTCTCAGTTCTTCCTCTGTATTAAGATCATTGTTCTCATACTCGGCTTCATTGATATAAGGGTAACTACCAATGAGGGGGCTGTCCACAGTGACTTTCAGAACCGTGTCTTCTTCTGCTCCCTCTGGTTTGAATGTTGATTTCAGATGTAGTCTTGTGATGATGCTGGAACTGCTCTTGTTTCGTTCATACTGCTTCAAATTTTGATGTGTGGTGATTACCACACCACGATCAATTCCACGACTCTTTGGAATGTCAATCAGGAAGTTGTCACGAATCATCTCGCCTTCCCAAGCGCCTACGATGGAATGTTTACCATCCATCAGGATCTTATAGAGCGTTTCATCTTCTGTAGTGTTGAAGGTTCTATTATCCATGATGTTACTTGTGAAAGAGAATTTCCCAAGTGGTGTCTTAACTGCTGAAATCATAGCATTCAAGGCGATTTGACAGGTTGAGTTTGAAACCTTGATAGGACGAACAGAGCGCTTGAAGATGTCTTCTGTGATGTGCTGACAAGTCAGACTTACTGTGTCATCTTGCTCGCTGATATCCTTGATCCGGAAAAGTTGCCGGCCAGTGACAGGAGTTGGGGCGATGATGAGCATGTCTTCCTGAAATTTCTTATAAATTTCAGTGTCTGTGATTGGGTAGTCAACTTTGAGTGTGTAGCTCACGTTGATTACTTCTTCAACTTCTGCTTTTGTCGCTTCGTGGAGTGGTTGACCATTCCATTTCACTGTTTGAACATTTCTGTCTAATAGATATAGAATTATAACCACCCCCAATTAGTTTCAAAGACAAGTGATTGAATGCCAGGGCCTAAAACCACACCAACAGTCTTTTGATTTTGGTTAGCGTCAATTGTGATGAAATCTCCTGACCACTTCACCAGATTCCCTTTCTTATCAAGGAAGCTTGGATTCTGTGGATCATTTACCATCACAGCGCTCTCAGATAGTTGTTCAAGCTTGATGGTTTGTTTTCCGATGGTGAAGCTAGTCTCAGATGAGCTATTACCTCTTATTATGATTTTAGGGAACGCTAGTGAGCTACCTTGGAGCCTGAGAACACCATTTGAGGTAAGAGTTTGAACATCGTTGTTCTTCATGTATTTTGTAGGGTGACAAATGAATGTCACCTCTAAAGAATACATTTTAGTTTTGTCTCTCTGAGTGTCAGACACCTTTGTCTGATAACAGAACCATCTTGTGAGCTTGTTCTGTTGATTCTCAAGCCAGAAATTCCTTTTGGAGAGAAATTGGACAAATTCAAGGACTTGCAATTCTGTTGGGTTGATGAGTTGAAGAGTGTATTTCTTTTCAATCGCTTCTCTGTGAGGATTCGACTGAACAATATATCCACTAACTCCATCATGGCTCAACAGCTTATCCTTTGAGGAACCAACTTGAATTGTAGGACCTTCCAGCACAATCACATCAAATGGAAATGATGAAGTTCCAACTCCATCAATAATCAATTCATTGTACTTCACCATGCAGGCGCTCCTCTCAATTCTTTCTGTCTTCTCAATTCAGCAGCTATCTTCTGAGATACCTTATTAGCGATCTTTTCAATATCAGCTTCTTCTCTTATGATATTGTCAGAGATGTTGATGTTGATCACGGTTCCTTGTGGGTCCATTGTTTGGGCAATGCCACGGCCAATGGCGCTCAAATTCAGGCGAGGAATCCATAGCGGGCATTGTTGCTCTTTTTCGTTCATTCAGTGGCAGGACTGCTTCTTTCCCAGCTTCCCCACCAACCATGAGGCTATTTCCATTCATGCCAAATGCTGTGGGCTTGGTTAAGATCCCACCTTTGGCATACCATTCAATGCCGATACTTGGAATCCCTTTACCTTTCAACCAGTCCATAGGATTCAGCGATCCGCTGGCCTTGAAGTGAGGCAGTGGGATGTGCGGCCACTTGAATTGGAAATTGAAGAAGCCTTTAATTCCGTCAATGGCTTTTCCCACAAGGTCTTTGGCTCCATTGATAGCTGTGTCAATTGTATCTTTGATTCCGTTCCAAATGCTTGAAGCAGTTGAACTTATATCATTCCAAACTCCTGAAATTGTGCTAGAAATACCATTGAAGACAGTTGAAACTGTTCCTGTGATTCCGTCCCAGATCCCAGATAGAGTTGAGCTGATCCCGTTCCAAACAGTTGAAGCTGTTCCTGAAATTGTATCCCAAATACCTGATAAGATTTGAGCCATTGCATTGAATACAGACTCACAGATACTTTTGATCCCGTTCCAGATATTCTCTCCGATTCCTTTGATGGATTCCCAAGCACCAGACCAGTCCCCGTTGATGATCTGCATCACAGTCTTGATGATGCCTAAAACCACGTTGATAGCTGTTTCAACAACAGTTTTGATGGTGTCCCATACTGTAGAAACAATGGTTGAAATATTGTTCCAAGCAGTCTCAATAAATGGTCCAAGAACATTCATGACTGTTGTCACTACTGCTGAAATGGCATTCCAGACGGTCTCTGCTGTCTGTCTGATCAGTTGTTGATTATCATTCCACCATGTTGTCAATGTCCCCCAGATCTCCATAACAAAGCTTGAAATGGCTTGGACAACAGTGTTGATGACTGACATGATAGCGTTCCAGACTGTCTCAACAGCGGTTCTGAATCCCTCATTGGTTTCCCACAAGTGCTTGATAACCAAGACTATTCCTGTGACTGCTGCAATAACAGCGGCTATCACTCCAATGATTGGCAATGCAGCAGCTATCAGCCCTCCTATACTTGCTCCAACAGCAACAGCGGCCGCTTGAAGAGCGAGAAAGATTGGTGCAAGTACACCAGCCACGGTCACAATTGTTCCAAATACTACAACAAAGTTCTTGATAGGTCCCGGCAAGTTGTTGATCCATTCTGCCACCTTTTTGAAGACATCAACAATGATGTCAAGGGCAGGAGCGAATGTTTCAGCGATTGCTCCACCGACCTCAGCCATGACAATTTTCAAGCCATTTTGTGCTGTCGTGAATTTATCAATAGGATCTAGAGTGCTTTCATAAGTTTGTGAAACTAACCCTGCTGACTCTTTAGATGTTTTTCCAAGTTCATCAAAGCTCAAAGCTCCACGCTTGATGGCATCGACCATTTGAGGAGCTTTCTTAGCACCAAAGATCTCCATAGCGATCCCCATTGCCTCAGTCTCTGATTTACTGTTCTTGATGGCTTCAATGGTCTCTTTGAGACCTTCTTTCATGGTCTTTCCTTGCTTGGTGTAGACCCCTGCTGCCTTTGTCATTCCTGACAATGCTGCTGATGAGTCAACCCCATGTTGCTCAAGTTGACCAATTAAGGTGACAGCTTCATCAAATTCAAGACCAAGCATCTTGATTTGTGGCGCTCCATCTGTTGCTTTCTTCATCAAGTCATCAACAGAAACCCCTGTGGATTGTGCCACATAAGTGGTACTATCCAGTACATCGGATAGGTAGTCAACAGAATAACCGTAGGCTTCCAAGGCTTGCTTGGACTGAATTGTTGCGTTTGTGATGTCAGAACCGTTGATTTCTGCAAACTTGAGCATGTCAACAGATGTGGTTTTGAGCGCATCCCCTGTCAGGCCAAATTGGGTGTTAACTTCACCGACTGCATTCCCGATTTTGCTGAAATCAGTAGGCATTTCAGTAGCTATGCCATTAGCAATTCCTTGCATCTGCTCAAGGGACTTTCCACTTGCACCAGTCTTGGTGACAATAGTGTCCATTCCTTCATCAATTTCCCGGAATGCGTCAAGAGCGCTCTTTCCAAAATCAACCAATTTTTGACTGATCTCAGATAGCTTTTCAGAGAATTGATTCAGTAACTCAGCTTTTAGAAGCTTGTTTGTTTCTTCAAGGCCACTGCTGGCTTTCTTACCTGACTCACCAAGGTTTTCCATTTCATTGGCTAAACCGTTGAAGGCAGCCTTGGACTCATTCAGTTGAGTCTCTAGCTTATTGACTTCTGTTGAATTCTCGCCATACTCTTGTTTTGCAATAGCAAGTTGTTTTTCAAGGTTCTCGACCTGTTGAGCGACAATCTCACTTTGCTTCCCAATTTTCTGTTCAGCAAGTGCCAGCTTATCTGCTTCACTAGCATTGGAACCCATCTGGCTTTCTTGCAATTTGAATGAGCTGACAACTTTGTCACCTTCGCTGGCAAGGCGCTGTTGCTCATTTTGAAGCTCTTTCAGTTGCTCTCTGTTGGACTTGGTAGCATTCCCATTTCCGTCCAATGCCTTATTGACATTTTCAAGCTTGTTCTCATAGCCCTTCAGGATGTTCTCTGTCTGAACCACTTCCCGTTGAAATGCACGGTATTGATCAGCCCCAATATCACCGCTTTTGAACTGAGCTTCAACTTGTGCTTGTGCCTGTCTCAATGTTTCCAACTTTTCCTTGGTAGTTGAGACTTGCTTTTGAAGGACTTCTTGTTTTTGAGCCAATAGGGTCACGTTCCCTGTGTCAAATTTCAGAGCCTTGTCAATACTCTTCAATTCTTTTGCTGCTTCGATAGAAGCAGAATTTACTTTCTTCAGGGCATTTTGAAGGGGCTGTGTGTCACCACCAATCTCAATTTTTATCCCTTTAATATTACCGGCCATATTTCCTCCTTTCACATAAAAATATAAAGAGCGCCTAAAGGATTCTTGTGATCAATCGTCCATCTATTCAATGAACTTGACCTCAGATTCTTCCTCTCAGCACTCTATTTCAGACTAGAATGAGTCAAAATCTGACTGTGTGGCCTTGCGTGTTTCTGATTTATTTTCAGTACGCAAATTCACATAATCTGTTTGATAATCCAGAGCCATTCCAATTGAAATGTGCTTCAGATCATCAATTGTAAGCCCAGTTTCTTTACAACATGAAAGGTATGATTCTACTGTAAAGATTTCATCACTGGCTGATTCTGACTCATCTGGTTTTTTTTTGATGTCATTGTGTCGTTGATCATTTCCATTAGAATTGGAGCGATATCCTGTAAAGGAAATTCTTCCATTTCCATGAAAAATTGTTCATAAGGTTTGATGTGTGGGTTCCCTGATTTCGTGAAAACCCAAAAAAGGCGATTGAAGAAGGTCATGTCAAAATTGGCCAACATGTTGATGTCAACTTCATTGTTGCCATTCTCAGCAATTTGCATGATATTCTGGTTTGAGATCATTCCAAATAGATCTTGGAAGAAATCTTTCCCAAACTCACTCTTATAAGCGATAGGAGTGTAAGCATTGGTTACAAGCTCATACTCCTTTTCACTAATGATCACACTCTTACGCATTTAAGACCTCCTTAATTACAAAGCTTGATTAGGTTCATAAACCTTTTCAAACCATTTCTTATAAACTTCTTGATCGTCCGCTGATGTGATTGAGCGTTTTACAACTTGGTCACCGGGACGAGGACTAGCATTGAAGCTCAATTCACGTTCATTCACGTTGGTTCCGTTCTTGGTAGCTGATCCGCTTGATGGGCGACTTGCTGAACAGTAATACATGACATGGCGTGTCTTGTTAGCATCGCCAGCAAATTCAAACATAAGTGCGAAGTTGGTTGTCTTCGCATCTGCTTTTTCTGTGACCACTCCTGTTGTAGAGTCTTTGATGTCACCCAAAATTTTTGTTGCGAATGCTTCAATGATGTGTGGGACTTTGAGTTTACCTTCGTAACCTTCGTTTGAGTTGACGAAGTAATAATCAATGTTATCAGCTTTCACTGATCCTGAATCCCCTTTAGGGTCCAGCGTCAATTCCATCGCTCCAGGGAAGCGGAATACTTGACCATAAGTGATCACTCCTGCTTCACTGATTGATTGGATTGGTGCTACATGGACATTTTCAAGTCCAAATGTAACTTTGTTTTCAGTCATTTCTTTCCTCCTCAATATAGATAGACTTCATAAGACTTCACAAACAGTCTTTCTGATTCAATAAAATTTTCTTCTTGAACATCATAAAAGAGCTTGTGGTCATTCCACAGCTCTTCCAATCGTTCTTCTAGCTCCTCATCTTTTCGTTCAAATGCCAATTCCACAGTGACAGCACGGATCTTGTATGATGCTTGATTGTCTGTCCCCGTGATAGATGGCAAGCTTTCAAAATAGACAAGGTAAGGCAGCATGGGGACGTTTCCTTCCCTGAATGCCTTGTAAGTGACTGGCAAGCCAGCCTTCTCCAAAATATCTGCAAACTCTGACAGCTTCATCTTCCAAGCTCCTTCAATTTCTTTTCAAAATTCTCAATAGCGTGATCTTCTGCCGGCTTGATGTGTACGATGCCGGAAACCCGTCCCCCGTTCCTTTTTAAGTGGCCAAATTCAAGCAAATGTGGGAGGCGGTAATTTTTGTTATGCACTACAAAATTACCTTTCCCCATCTTTGTTTTTTTCCACGATTTAGCATACTTACCACCTTTTGCCCTTGGACTTTTTGGGCTTGTGGTATTTAATTCTTGGACGGCCTCTTCTGCTGTTTCTTCTGCTATCTTGTCAACTTTCTCTTCAACTTCAGTGGAATACTCTGCTAATGCTTTAGCAATTTGACTGGCTAGATCTTGGCTCATGTCATCTTCTCCACTAAAGTCAATTCAAGGATGTTGAGGTTGATTGGGTATGTCTTCAAAATCCGGTACTCTTTACCGCCAAATTCAGCAAACTCCTGATTGTCGTATTCAAAACTGTGAATATCAACAATCAGATTTGGACGAATGCCAGCCTGATTGGCTTGATAAAATTCTGACCGTGTGATAGATTTCTTTTTACAGAAAATTGTAGTCTTTACCTTCTCAGCTAGATCTTGCTTGAGCTTGTCCTTGCCTGTAATTTTAAAACTTATCAATGTGATTTCATCATTCCACATCTCACACCTCTTTCTTGGAAGAGATTTGCAGATTGTGTAAGCGCCATTGAAGGTGACGTGGCAAATCAACACCACCTTCATATCGATAAGCAGCAAAGTCAACAATGAACATTTCATGGTCAGCACGATCTGGAACCAATTCAACACCCAGATTGTTTGTTAATTCGCTGATGACGCTTGAGACAATCTTCTCCAGTGTTTTATCTCGCAAATTTGAAGCAATTCCTAATTTGATTTTAAGTAATTCCACTAACTGACCAGTGTCCATGCTATTTTTCCTCTTTCTTGGTTGCTTTCTTGCGTTTTGGTTTTTCTTCAGTGGTTTCTTCTACTTCCTCAGTAGTTGCTTCCACTTCTTCAGAGGTCTCTTCTGCTTTCTCAGCAGTTTCTACTACCTCTTCAACAGCCTCTTCTACTTTCTTAGTAGCTTTCTTTACCACTTCATCAGTGATGAAGATTGAGCCTGCTGAGTTGAAGCCTGTCAAGAGTCCTTTAACAAACTCTTGATCAGGTTCATATCCTTTGCGTGGGAAGGCATCATCAATCTTATATTCATGTTGTTCCGTGTCACGCATGTCCTTGAATGGACGGATTACTGTATAGGTCATGTGATACCTCCTTACGCTACAACATCAGTGTATGTGCCAAAGAATCCAGCAGCTTCATCTACTTTCTTGACATCAAGACGTAGGAAGAGCCCAAGCAATTGGCCATAGATGTCATTGTTAATCCATTTAACTGATACTTGAAGACGGTCAAACAATTTAACGAATTCAGCAACATCTCCAATAAAGAACTTCATGTCACCTTCATTGCCAAATAGGGTGTCATCCACTGGATAAATCTTTTTACCACCGAATGAATAGCCTGTAGGTGATGTAACATCTGGTTGAAGCATATATTTCCCATTTTTATCCTTGACCTTGTCAAGCGCTGCAAACATTGATTGAGTTACAACAATACTTGCTTTGTAGATTGATTTTAATTTCTTGTTGTAGATGTCTTTGATGCCGTCTAATCCAGCAGCATCTGCTGAAGTAGCTGTTTTGAGTACAGCAGTAATTAATGAAAGCTCAGTATTTTCACCTTGATTGACTACTTCATCTTCTACAATAGACATGATGTCGTAGTCTGCATCATCAATCATTTCTTGAGACACAGGAATGTATCCACGGTAAGTCTTGATTGAGTAATCAATTTCACTGATCTTTGGTTTTCCAAGCTCAGGATTTGCTTTCAATTCATCAGTAGAAGCCATTTTCCCATCTGTCTTCTTGATAACTGGATATTTACCAGAACCACTATTCACTTGAACACGTTGGACAAGATCCAAGAGTGGATTGCGTGTCTTTTCAAGGAAGTGAGGTTTTAACACTTCAGTTGGGATCAAAGCAGCGCTTCCAGAGTCAGTTGTTTTAAGACCTTCAATGTCACGAGTTTGACCAGTACGAATGAATTTAGCAATTGCGTCACGTTGTTCCAATTTCTTTCCTCCACGTTGCTCAACATCTTTGAATGTTGGGGCTTTCCGGTTTTGTTCATCAACTTGTTTTTGAAGATCTTCAATTTCTTCTTCAAGTTTTGCTTTTTCTGCCTGCTTCTCTTCTAATTCTTTTTGAAGATCTTCAAGGCTCTTTTCAACCGTTGAAACTTCTTCTTCAGTTTCTGCACGGTCCAATTTTTCTGCTTCAATAGCAGAACGGTTGTTCAATTCTGTGATTGCTTCTTCCAATTCAACAACCTTGTTTGCTTTTGTGCGCATGCGTGCGCCCAGAATCAATGCTTTGTTCATAGATTGTATTTCTCCTTAATTTTCATTTTGCGTTCATTTAACGCTTCAACATTGGCACGTTTTAGACACTCAAAGTCTTTCTTCCGTGCAGCAATTTCAGTTTGTGGATATGCTGGGAACGTGCAAGGGCTAACCTCAAAAATTTCAAGCTCTAGCACGGTATCAAGATAGGAACCATCTTCACGCTCAATAGTGTCCACCTTAATAGGCATGAATCCAAAACTGCATCCAACAATATCCCCACGCTGTACACGGGCATAAGCTCCCATAGCGTCTGGATCATTTCTGTTGATGATAATGTCACCATAGAGACCTTTGTCATCAACTTTGAGACTCACTGTGCTGTTTCCTGTGCGCCCTAAAACTAGGTTATGGTCATGATTGAACAATGCACGGATGTCAGCATTCTTGATTGCTTCTTCCACTCCTGCACGTTTGATCATTTCAAAATAGCCTGGCCACAGCTCAGTTTCTTCATCGAACCGGATGAAGTAGCCACTCAGAATCAAGTCACCAGATCCTTGTTCTTCTCGTGTCTCAAATTGAGTAGCGATGTAGGAATTACGTTTCTTCACTGGCATTTCCTCCTTCCTTGTTTAGTTTGCTCTGATTGCCTAGCTCACCTTGTGGTAGATAGTTTTCAAGAACAATAATTTCATCCATTTCAGGATCCGGAGTCATACCAACCCAATCTCTCCATTCGTTTCTACGCATTGCGGCACTGTTAGTCATTTGTTGGGCCACGGTTGAAAGCTCTGTAATGTCGTAAGAATACAGTGAACGTGGATTGAATTTGAAGTAGCGTGTTGTTGAAGTCAGTAGATCTCTTGTAAGTGTCTGAGTAATCGTTGTTGCGATGCTCATGATAGTGGTATTCACAAAGTTGTTGTATTCTTCTTTGTTGAAATCTCCCACGCCCAACACAAAAGCCGGAACACCTAACATTCCAGCTACTGTCTTCTTATCAATTTCTACTGACTCATTCAAAGCGATGTCATTCAAACTTAATGGCTTCACTTGTTCAACTTCCAGCAAAGCTTCTGGAACAATCCAAGGTTCACCGGACTGGCTTGTGGTCAGATATTTCTTAGCGATTTTCTCACGGCCTTCCACTGTTCCAAGTTCCTCGCTTGATGAATCTACCTTGATAATAAGGCTTGGAATGTTTTTTCCATTCATGAAGCCTTTCTTGGTCTGTGTAGCCATGTTCAAATTGCGAACAATATCTTTCAAAGCAAATCTAAAACCGGTCCCAATATAAGGCCGGTCTGGATCTGGATTGATTGCAAAGTGGACCACTTCATCTGGATTGAAATCAGTGTCCCTGAAATGGATCATGTATGTCAGATCATTATTTTTGAACGACACTTCTGACATTGGGAACGGTCTGAGATTGCTGATGTAATCTGTCATTGGATCATATTCCACATGTAGCACAGAATTCCCATCGCCAAACAGAAGCAAGTCCCTGACAATCTTGAAGATCCATGATTTCCGTGTCATGTGATCACAAGGGTTGATGTCAATCTTACGGGCTAACCCGTCCTTGATTCTTACATCACCAGATTCTGTGTTTTCCATTAGCTGAATTGTCATGTTTGAAACCATATCAGCAATTTTATTGACAGCCATGATCACATCTGGATTTCTTGCCAGTGGAATGTAGCCATCACCGTCATACATGATGCCCAGATCTGAATTCCCAAAGCTTGTGAACATCGTTTGAGACTTTCCACGCTTGAATAATTTGTCAAAGATTCCCATATTTCTCACCTCCTTTCTACTTAATCAAAGTAAGCCATCACATTTTTATTCTTACCAAGGTTAGCAAGTGCCTGTATACAAGCAAAAACACTCGCATCAAACAAGTCAATTCTTGCTGTACCGCCATCACCATCTAACTTCTCATACTGGACAGCGTCATCCACTTTCTCAATGGCTCTGACATTGCTGACACAATACTCATAAGCGTCCGAATGCACATAATAAAATTCTTTATTCTTCACTTTCAATTCAATTCTTCTGAATCCCTCTGATTTCAAATAGAATAGCTGAGGCTGGTCAATCATTTTGAATTTAGCTTGCTTCATTTTGAGCATGAACTCTCTACCAAATTTCCTGTCCATACCGACAGCAGCAATTTTGAAGCCCTTCTGTCTCATCTCTATGAACCATTTAACAATGTCATCATAGAGGACTGTTGGAGTGTTGCTCATTGTCAGCCATCCATCTGATTGCCATCCAAACAGTGGGATGCCATCATCATTGGCTTTCTTTTGAGCATTGACACGAGGGAAGAAAGCGTGTGTGATACAGATATCAACATCTTTTTCACCATCGTTATATACACCATAGAGAGCAGCAGCAGTCAAGTCATGCAGTCTTGAAAGGTCAGCCCCTCCATACCAGCGAATAGGAAGCTTTGCAAGCTCCTCAATGGTCCAGTCATAGCAGTCATCACTAGCAATGAACTCATCTGGATTGAAATAAGCGTTCATTGAGTTAGTGAAGACATTCAGTGTCTTATTGAAGAACTCATTTCTGGTCTGTGGATCATTCAAAGCTTGTTCTGCTTCTTCCTTGAGGGCTTTGAGTGAGACGGTAACACCCCATGACGGATTTGCCATCTTCAACACATTCTCATCCAAGTAGTCTCCCACATCGCCATCTGTTGCCTGATTGGCTTTGCAGATGAAAATGAAGAATGAATCATCTTTGACAATTTCTTTCAGGACCTTCTGACAGTATTTCAGACGGTTAGCAAGGAACCCTGTAGGAATGTCCCCGGCTGTTGAGATAACAAAAAGCATACTGTTCCGGTATGCTGACATTGTTTTCTTCATAAGACCGTATTTCTTGGAATTTCTCATGGTGTGTGCCTCATCAAGTATGATGACATTCCCATTTAGTGAGTCAAGCCTGCTCTCATCATTGGCTAGTGCTTGGATAAAGAATGAACCCTCCTCGCCAAAATTGGCAGTGATGGAGTGTTCTTGGTTGTTATCTTTGATACGAATGTTCTTGTCATTCCATCGCTCAATATTGAACCGCAAGAAGCCAAAGGCTTCCAAGGCTTGCTTGACAGAATTGGCTACTATATAGCATTTTGAACCGCTATCTGTATCAAGAATCTGATAAGCAAGAGCGATTGCAGCAGTGAAAGAGGTCTTGCCATTCTTTCTGGCAAGCATGATCAGAGCTTCTTTGAAGCGTCTCTCATTCGTTCCCTTGATGTAGAAGCCAAAGAGATTGACCACCACAAAATGTTGCCACGGTTGAAGCAACAATGGTTTGTTACGGATAGAGACCGCAAACATATCATCACCTTGCTGATGGACAATTGTGTTCTCGATGAAATGAACGACAAAGTCAACCATGTCTTCGTCCATCTCAAATTCTGGATTGTCTAAATCTCTCAGAAAACGTGATGCTGCCAAAATGTTCTCTTCACAATGCTCTTCCTGATGGTCTAGAACGTGTTGAGCGTATTTTTTAGCTTTCTCCACGTTACCCATCAGACTTCACCCGTTTCTTTTTGATTTCATCCTTGAATTTCAGAACCTCTGTAAGAACTGACCCATTGTCTTGCTCTACCACTTCACCAAGTGATTTAGGATTCATCATCAATTGATTAGAATAACTGAGTATGTCTTTCCGTAGGATTTCCATCGCTGTGAGAATGGGGACCTTGCGCTCATTCTCGGCTCCTGCTTTGTTAACGTAGACATCTGTAACAGGATAGCCCATATCAGCATAATCCTGAGCAAGTTTCTGATACTGATAGAGCATACCTGCAAAGATATCAATGATCATGTCAAATTCTTTGCGATAGGTTCCAAGTTCTTTCATCTGTTTGATGATTTTTGACTTGATTGATTTAGCTGTGACTGGTTTTGCCAAAAACTAGGCCTCCTTCCTGAAATTCCTTTAGTTTTTATCCCCTTTTTGTCTGAAGGCCCCCGACTTGGAAAAAGTTCCCTTCACCGGTTCCCAGACGCTCGAAAAAAATTTTTTTCGATGGGGGGGATAATCGAAAAATTCAAAAATTCAAAAACTGAAAATTTCTATTTTTACAAAATTTCATTTTTTCGATTTTTGTAAAAATTTAAAAATTCCCTTTTTCGTTTCTTTTGCCAAAAAATTCCTTGACCAATAACTTTATCATTCTTTCTGTCATGAAAAGCATTGTGTCGCTTGTTAGTGAGAGGTAAACAATTCCATTCTTGGAATTCTAGTTCAGGATATTCTGACACTGGGAAAATATGATGAACCATTTCAGCCGGTTCTGATATTCCATACCTCAAACTCTCTTGACATAGATAATTATATTTCCTTAGAATCTTATCTCTGAACTTCTCCCACTTCTTTGTCTTCAAAGAAGGTCTGACAATTTTGTTATACATATAATCCTCCTCACACAAAAAGGACAGCCAATCTCTTTGGTCTGTCCCTCTCATACTTGAAAGCTATGCTATCATAATATTTTATTTTATGTGAGAATACAAGAGTTTATTTTCTCATCTTTTATTTTGGTCTCAATCCTATAAAATTATATTCAAGTGTTGGGTTCTCAAAAATGTTCCCAATGATTTCAGCCTTATCCAACACATCTGGTTCATAAGGTGAAATACAATCTGGATCCATGACATTCAGACATTCAAGATAGAAACCATTTCCAGAAAGCACTTCTTTTTCTGCATAGTAGCGATACTCTCCGAAGCGGACAATGGCTTTGATGAAATCAATTTGAAGGACGTCACCTACATAAATTTCCTTACCTTCTTTGTCATAAGTGCGTGTTGATTGAGTGATACATTTCAAATCTTTGAAGTGCTTCCATCCACTGCCTTCACAGTATACTACTGGGAAATTAAAGTTTTCATCGTTTTGATCACAATTGCCTACCACTACCCTGTAAAACATTTTTTTGTTTTTTTCGTCCCATGCTCTAAATTTTGTATTCATTCCGTTACCTCCTCTGTTTCAATTCCTTCACAATTAAAGACCCAACCGAAGCCAGCATCTTCAAGCTGTTTCTTGGTGTGTTCTGTACGGAATTTTTTATCTAGTTTTATTGACGTTAACGTCCAAGTGTTAAGGTGCTTAATCAAGGTTAAGTAACTATACGCTTCTTCAATAAATTTAAATCTTACATAATACCGTTTCTATTTCTCAACCTCGTAGCCGTCAAGCCATGCACGGGCAAAGAGTTCCATGTTGTCATCTTCTCTAAATCGATAATCAAGTTTTTTTTGGTTTGAAGAAATGCCTTCCATTGCACCGAATAAATGGAAATCATCATTCTTACATTCCTCAATCCAATCAGCCACAAACTGCGGGACTGTTACTTTCTGTGGTTCGTCTAGTTGTTCTATTGATTTTAATATCCATTCTCTATTAACTGTCACCACATCAGCAATAGGACCTTCAACGTAAGGCAACTTGTCAATACGTTCAATCAATTCTTGTTTATTCATTCTTCTACCTCCTTTGGTGGTTTTGGATAACTCATCCAAAATACCGTGTCTTCATCGGTGTCCTCAAAACCAATTCCTTCCCCATAATCAATCCAGATATCAGTATATATATTTTGTGTTTCTGGGTTATAGACAAGGACTTCTTCATTTATTTCTGGAGTTTTACCTTCCCAAACAAAATCGAATCCATCGCCAAATATTTCTTTATCGCCTTCATAGATATCTCTGAGTTTCAATTTATTCCATTCATAAAGTGCCACAATTATGTCTGATGTTCTTTTTGCAGTAGCCATTTTTTCTCCTCACTTTCACATATCTTATATTTTGTTAAGCTCGCCTTATTTCTGAAATCCTTTTAGGATATGGGTTTCATTCGTTTCTCTTTTTCTAGCTTATGCCTAACTCATTATGTTAATGTCAAAAATATAAAAATTAAATAACAAAGTTTCTTAGTGCGTCATCCAGTTCAGCCTGTTCAATTCCAATATACCTCAGTGTTATTGCTGGAGATGAATGATTGAACATCTTCTGTAATGTTCCTACATCCTTTGTCTTGTTGTAGTATTTATATCCAAACGTTTTGCGCATTGTATGTGTCCCCACATTGTCAATGCCTAATTCTTCAGCAGCTTCATGAATGATCTGGTAGGCCCGTTCACGAGTGATGGCCTTATTCCCTCCTTGCCTGCTTTTGAATAAGAAATGATGGAATGGCTTCCCTTCAACATACTTCCTCATTTCTCGTTTCAACTCTTTTGTCATTCTACGTGAAATCTGTTTGCCAGTTTTTCTTTCTCGTAGTTTGATGTGCCATCCCTGAACATCTTTGACTTTGAGTGTGAGGATGTCTCCAACCCTCAAGCCTGTATTGAGACCAGTGATGAATAACATATAATACATTTCATTCCACTCTCTCAGATAGTCTTTCATGGCTTGGATGTCATCTGTGTCTTTAATGGGTGAGACCTCTTCCATACGCTTCCCCCTCTCTATATTAAAATTGATTTTCATAAGGAATTGGGAATACAGGAATTGAACCTGCATTTACTGTTTTCCGCCAGTACGTTCTACCTTTGAACTAATTCCCTAACCACTATCAGGAGACCTCTCATCCATGATGTGATTATCATGAACAAGATTATAGTATTTTAATTTGTGTGAGAATACAATATCTTATATTCTCAATTTAAAGTACACCTTTCATTCTGGCATACGTTTCCAAAATCCCTGCACGTTTTCTATAAATCGTGGCATTGCTGACAAATTGCTTTTCTGCGATTTCTTCCCAATCAAGATTGGCTTGTCCCCATCTCAAATAGAAGATGTCAAGCTGTTCTCCTGTCAGTTGCTTCTTGAAGGATTCAACAGTCTCTTTGAACAATTCAAGATTCTTCAGAGTCACATCAGTAGCAAATTTCATCACTGTATTTTCTGTTGGTTTGCTGATTCCGGATTTTCCACCCCCAACTAGATCATCACCGTTCTTTGCCATCAATTCTGCTTTTCGTGTCCAGATTGCCCGGTCAATTCCACGAAATTTGAATAATTCTTGATCAAGGTTGAATAACTCTCTATTGTTTAATTTTTTCATTCAGTAACCTCTCTTTGATAGATTTCTACTATCCCTTTTCCTTTTAGTCTTTCACAGTGGGCAAGAGCTTCATGTCTTGTTTCAAATTCAGCTTCAGTGTATTCAGCTAAATGTTTAGGATCGATCCAACTTGCGTGTCCATGATATTTTCTTACAACATACATCTTCATTTCTTTCTCCTGCATTTCAAGACTACACTGAAGGCCCACAGGAAGCCAGCAAACCAAGCAAAAGCTAACAACAAATAAATAAAATTTTGAAATTCCATAACAAGTCCTACTTATCCCATATCATTTTAGCTACCACTAAAATCAAAACAGCAATTACTAGATCAGCTATTGCAGGCAGAAAGACATAGAACCAGCTCCAAGAGATTACACCTAACAATTTCAAAGCTATTAATAATAAAGTTAACCAACTAATGAATCCCATCACTCCACCTCCTCAATCTCAATTCCCGGACAATCAAACACCCAGCCGAAGCCAGCATCTTCAAGCTGTTTCTTGGTGTGTTCATTTCGTTTTGAACTGTCGTAGGTTCTTGAAAAAAAATATCTGTTTATACCTAATCCATAGACTAAAAGGTTTTCTTCAATTTCCCCCTTTATCTTTACTGAATACCTCTTCTCTTTCTCGGCCTCGTAGCCATACAACTTCATCTTGATAAGTGTTTCCACAGGGTTATTTACAGTCTTACCTAACCACTGAGAGAAGATTACATTTTCTCGTTTTTTAGGTTCAAGATTATACTTCATCCAATCCCAAATATTATACTCAAGATTATCTTTATGCTCTTCGTACCAATCCGCTACAAACTGCGGAACTTGGACTTTCTCACGTTCCATAGCACCCTCTAGCTTGCCTTGCTTATATCCTTCATGATATTTATGCAACCCATAATTACTTCCAAGTTTATTCAAAATTTCATTGATCCATACTGCTTTAGTTGCAAGATCAAACTTTTCAATTCGTGCGATAACGTCTTTTAGTTTAATTTTATATTTATTGACCATTTGATCTGCGCTTACAATAAACTCTTCTGGTATTTCTACTTTTTCGCCACCATCAAGAACTACACTAATTAATAGCGAATCATCTGTAGAATGAGCAAGCCCGTCAAAGCTACCATAAACTAAAACTTTAGTACAATCATCCATTTTATAAATCCTCCTCTTCAATATTTGATTTTCTTAAAATGGTAATTTGTCATCTGTGATGTCCATCGGGCTTGTGTAGCTTGGTGGCATCTGTTCTGTCATGCTGTTTTGATTTGCGGTGTTATCACGTTTTTCCAGAATTTGGAAATTTTCTGCGACAACTTCAGTCACATATACACGTTGCCCCTGCTGGTTCTCATAACTTCTTGTTTGGATTCGTCCTGTGATTCCCACAAGCATTCCTTTTCTCGTCCAATTGCAGAAGCGTTCTGCTTGTTCTCGCCACATCACACAGTTGATGAAATCTGCATCATATTCATCATTTGCATTTTTGAAATTTCGATTACATGCAATATTGAATTGAGCTGTTGCAATGTTACTAGGTGTGTAGCGTAGTTCTGCATCTCTGGTCAATCGACCAATAAGAGTCACATTGTTAATCATTATTATCCTCCGACATTATTCATTTCAGCAGCTTCTTTGACTGCTTCTGCTTTCTTCTGTTCCTGCATTTGATATTCTTGATTTAATTTATTCAAGATGACATCTTGTGCAGTGTTCTGTTCTGCCAATCTTTGAATGCTCAATTCATGCTCTTGGATCGTCCATTCCATATCTTTGATCTTGTTTTCTTGATCTACTAATCTAGAATTGAGATTGATAACAATGACTAGTGAAACAACAGCCAATGAAATCAAGTTGATAATTAGCCAATTAATCTTACTTTTCATATTCAATGACCCTTTCTATTCTGTATTGGCCAGCTTCTCTTCCTTGTTCATTCAAGTGTATATAATACTTGAGCATTGACACATCTTTGCCGGTGATCATGCTTAATTCTTTGAGTGGAGCTGTACAGATATATTTCCCTTGATCGTATAATCTATAATCTGTTAATTCTTCTGGATCTCCCATCAATGTTTTCTCATCAATGTTGAAGAACTTGCACAATTCTTGAACATGAGCTGGTTTTATATTTTTTTTCGTGACCCATTCCTGAATTGTGCCTTGATGTCTATTCAGTTTTCTTGACAGCTCTTTGCGTGTTAGTCCTTTACCAAGAATCAGCAATTGCAATTGTTGACGGAAGTGATCCATCTGATTTCTTGTGTAATCTCTCATGTTGTCACTCCTGTTTGTTGCTATTCTTCAAATCTTCAATAAGCCATTCAAGATATTTCTTAGCTTTATCTAGATCTTCAAGACCGTTCTTCTTCTGGAATCGACAAAGATATTTGATAGCATTTCCCCAATAAAAGCCCTGAACTCCTTTCAGGTTTCCTGCAAAGTTCCGGATGACATCAATTGATTCCAAACCATATTCACCACAATAATGATTTGGCTTATTCACTGAGTCATTCATCTCTTCTAAAATTTGTTCAAATGACCGTTCTTTCATTTCAATCTTTCCTCCTTAATCCAGATACCATCTACCAATCTTCCTTTGCGGTCCTTAATTTCTTCATAGGCTTTATTTAAGCATTCCACAAAATCATAATTCAGCATTTGAGAGATTCGCATCAATTCATGTACTACGCTCTTGAGTTGGTATCCTTGACGGTTTAAATATGACACCAAAGCTTGATCCAACAGCAATACAAAGTAATCTTCTGTCTTTGCAGCTTTTAAGAAACTGAATTTTTCTTGTTCTGGGAAGATTTCTTTTGTGTTGATACCAAGTTGAAGAGTCAACCCGATCAATACAACAGTGATGTCTCCAATGCTGTCTTTGGTCACTTCTTCATCTTTTTCAGCAATGCCTCTTGACAGCTCCCCAATTTCTTCATAGAGCTTCAGGAATTGCTTATTGGGTTCCTGAGTGTGTAAGTTGCGGTCATAGAACCATTTTTGAACTTTTGAAATTAGATCCTTTAATTTGTTATTTTCCATTCGTTAATACCTCCGACTTTCCATAGTTTCAGGAAATTTGTAAATGTGTTTGCTTGCTCCCTTAAAGATTCGGTCAGCAAGTGCTTGATTGTAGATTTTTTTGATGTCATTGCTTGACAAGTTAGTGTTGAAGAATGTTGTTTGCCTGTTGTCTAAAATTTTAAACAGCACTCTTTGTCTCCATTCATTCGCTTCTTTTAGATTGGCGCTCATACTACTTTCTTTCCCCAAATCGTCCAAAAAGAGAAAATCAACTTTACTGAGCAGATCCACAGCGTAGCTCTCTGTGAAGTCTCCTCGACCATTGAAGCTTTCTTCAATCTTATTGAAGAGAGCTGATGTTGAGATGAAGATCACGCTTTTTGGATTCTCGCATTCTTTTGATTTCTCATTCAATGCTTTTGCTAATCCAATGGAGAGATGGCTTTTGCCAATGCCAGGCGGTCCACTTATGATCACATTCCCTGTTTCAAATTTTAGATAATCCCTCAGCATCCGTTTCATGAAGTTCAAAGCTTGCTCATTCGTTGAATTGTCTGCTGTATAATTCTCTAATGTCTTATCTCTCAATTCTTGAGGATAGATGCTTTCTCTCTCAAAGACTTTGTAAGTGTGAGATAAGAGAGCCTGAATTTTTGCTTCCTGTCTCAAGATAGATTCCATCTTCAGAATTTCTTCTTTTGTGCATTCAGGGCAAACCTCAATGATCTGTTCTAACCCACTGATCTTTACTTTTGCATGTAGGATTTGACAGTCATGTTTTTCACAAAATGTAATTTCTTCATTCATTAGAATCCCAACCTTTCATCTTGCTTCTGAACATTTGGCTGTTTAGGCATTTGCTGATTGCGGTATTTTTCAAACTTGCTAGCATTGAAGAGTGTGTCTGGTGTTAAGTATTTAGACATCTTTGTGTTGTCCTTCCATTCGTTTGTCTTAACATCAATCACATATTTGAAGTCTTCAATTGTGTAGTTCTCACTTAATCTTCCGTTAATTAGTCTTTGAGTTGACTTGCTAGTTGGTTTAAAATGTGAACCAGTTTTCTCATTCAGATATTTGATAATTTCTTCATAGACATCTGATTGGGGCTTTTGCCCCTTATCTATATCTATATCTATATCTATATCTATATCTCCATTACACTTTGTTACATCAGGGTTACATTGTAACGCTTTTTGATTTTCTCGATGTTTGCGAACTCTACGGGCGCTAGCGGTTTCACTACCTATCATTTCTGGAACTTGCTCAAGATTGAACTGATAATTGTCTGATGTTGTCAACAATTTCTTTTTAGTTAAGAACATCAATGTCAATCTAATTGCTTCAGGATCTTCATCAATAATGAGTGATAGTTCTTCAGCTAGATCCTCAGCCAATCCTTCAAAATACAATTTTCCTTGTTCTGATAAACTTACAAGCATCATCTTCAGATAGATGATGGTGATTTCTTCTCCTCCGGGAAGTTTCCGCATTAGCTTCATTTCCTTGGAGTTGAAGAAGTCATCTTTTAGTTGTAACCAGTAATATCTACGGTTTTCAGTTACCATTCATCAGGCCTCCTTGTTTGCAAATTTTGCGTATTCTTTGAGGAAGTATAGCTGGACAGTTCCAAGACTCCCGTGCCTATTTTTTTCAATGATGAGTTCTGTCACATTGTCTGGCTCTTCTTGTTCATCTCGCTTGTAGTAAGCTTCTCTGTACAAGAAAGCTACTATGTCAGCGTCCTGCTCAATTGATCCAGATTCCCTCAAGTCTGAAAGTATAGGTCTCTTATCATTCCGTTGATCAACTCCACGAGATAACTGACTGAGAGCGATGACAGGGACTTTCAATTCTTTGGCTATGATCTTCAATTGTCTTGAAATTTCAGAGACTTCCTGTTGTCTATTCTCTCTTCCTCTTCCTTCGATTAGTTGAAGATAGTCAATCACAATCAACCCTAACCCGCCATTTTCTTGAGCCAGTCTTTTGGCCTTTGATCTAATTTCTGAAATTCTGATTCCTGCTGTATCATCAATGAAGATCTTTCCTCTTGCTAGTCGTTCTTGTGCTGAAATCATTCTGCGCCATTCGCTCTCAGAGAGATTCCCTGTTCTGACATGATACGATGGAATCAAGCCTTCTGCTGACAGCATACGCTCCACCAAGCTTTCTGCTCCCATCTCAAGCGAGAAGATTGCTACTGCTTTATCTGAACTTTTGGCCACGTTCTGAGCGATGTTCAGGGCAAATGCTGTCTTCCCCATTGCAGGCCTTGCAGCGATAATGATCAAGTTATCTTCATGAAGGCCTGTTGTGATTTGGTCAAAATCAGTGAAGCCTGTTGAGGTTCCTGTCACATCACCAACCTTCTGAGATCGTTCATCTAGAATAGACTGTGTTGAATCAATCACATCTATGATGGGCCTGAATCCTTTTTTTTGCTCGTTTGAAATTGTTGACAAATTCTGCTCAGTCTGAGATAAGATCTCATTTAAGTCTTTCTGGCCATCGTAAACATTTGAAATGCTCTGGCTCAAGTCTTCAATGACTTTTCTGGCTCTTGACTTTTCAGCAACTACTTTTGAATAGTGTTCGATGTGGGCGCTTGTAGGGACTGCATTGATAAGACTTGCAAGAAATGCCATTCCTCCAACCTGTTCAAACTGTCCAATAGAATCAAGGGCAGATTTGACAGATACGGGATCAATTGGATCTCCTTTGTCTGATAGATCCTGCATGATGTTGAAGAGCATCCCATGAGATAACTTGAAGAAACTATCCTTTGTCAAATATTCGGAAGCAATGTGAATCTTATCAGGATCAAGGAAGATAGAACCTAACACTGCTTGTTCAGCTAAAAGATCATGAGGCAGTACATTCATATTTTCTGCCATTTAGTTGCTCCTATCTACGATAGCCGAAGCGCATTGCTTCCCGTGCTTCTTGGATGCGTTGCTGTTCTTGAATCATTTTCTTGAGTTCTCGTTTTGACTCTTTGCATCGGTCGTGGATTACGCTGATAATAATCATTTGAAGCAAGATCACCATGATTGCGCTGATAATAATCATTTGAAGCAAGATCACCATGATCAATAAAACAATAATAATTTCTAGTAACATTTCTAATTCCTCCAATATTCATTCAAGTTAACAGCCATGATTGCTGCCAGGTTCTTTTGTTCTGTCAAAATTTGGCGCTTGTAGGGTGCCAATCCCTCATTCCGTTCTTCATCATTTTTAGGAAGGTAGTACCCATTGGGCTTTCTCTTCTTTGCAACTATGGGATGCCCAAAATTTACACGCAAGCTTTCAATGATGTTTTCTATCGTTCTCTTGCCACAGTGAAATTTTTTTCTGAGCTGAAATGCTGTAACTGGCATTTCGTTTGTTGCGTATTTTTTGATGTAGTTAAGGATATTTGCTTCTGTGGCTGTCATATCTCTAGATATTGCCATGTGCGGCCTCCTTGTGTTATAATTGTTTTAGTAATTTTGTTAAGCGCCTGAATTTTCGGGTGCTTTTATTTTTGCATTGATCGACAAAACCGCTGAACATCTTCCAGATTGTAAAGGTATTTGCCACCTTTTCCAGATTGCTGAAATTGAAATTTCCCTTGGTCTCTCCATTCCTCAAGTTTAGTTCTTCCCCAACCAGTGGACGCTTGAAGTTCTTTGATAGAGACCCATGTAATCTGTCTTGATGTTCTTTTTTTAGCTTCATCCAATGCTTTGATATTTAATTGAACCAGCTCTTCAAATAGTTTATCTTTGAACTCTGGGCCAAATAGTTCCAATACCATCTATCATTCCTCAAATTTTTCCCATGATTCAGAAATTCGCAATTTCTTATTTATGCGCAATTTCAAATCATCACTGCCTTTTCCATTCTTGAACATCTGTGTGATCATTGCTGGGCTAACCCCGACCACAGTTGCAAGATCAGAACGAGTCCATCCACGCTTGTGGAGTTCTTCTTCTACAAGTCCATTCCATTTTTTGTGTTGTTGGCTCATGCTGCCTAACTCCTTTCTGTTTTTTGTAACAGTTAAAGAATTAGTTAATTTTTTTATGTATTTACTTGACTTGTTTTAGTGTATCTGCTAAAATGAAGGCATAGTAAAAAGACATATTTAAAAACATTTTCTTTCTAAATGATACCGCTCGCCAAAGCTATCTTTTTTAGAATTGTTTTATATGTTGTTTAACTAACTCTTTAACTTTACAAAAACTATTTTAGCGTATACGCAAGAATTTGTCAAGCATTTTTTTGCGTATTTACTAAATATTTTTTGTCAATTCATTAGAAAGGTTGATAATTCAATGTTTTCGACATTTGAAATTATTAAAGAATTGGCTAAAAAGCGGGGGATTTCTCTAAATCAATTAGAAGAAAAACTAGGGATTGGGAAAAATTCTTTGTATGGCTTGAAAAGAAATCAGCCATCTGCTGAAAGATTGCAACAAATTGCAGATTATTTTGATGTGTCTATCGACTACTTACTAGGACGCACAGAAAATCCTAATATTGCGAAAGATGGTGATGCTTCTGCACCATTAGACCTCAGAGATATTGCTGCACAATCAATGTTATTCGATGGTAAACCACTTACAGAAGAAGATATAGATTTCATCACAGCGGTTCTTGAGGCACACTTAAAGAATAAATAGAGGTGCATTTTTATGACTGTGAAAGAGCTTTGTGCTAATGAGGGAGTGAGCTTGTGCTATTTTGATGGCAGTGAGTGGCACAGCCCCGGATTTTTCAATCCTGTTTTGAACATTTTGGCATTAGATATAAATTTGTCTAACGATGAACAAAAACAAGTTGCTCTTCATGAACTTGGTCACAAAGAACACACTCCTTTTCAATACGAATTGAACAGGGAGCTTTGCGAATTACAAGCAGATAGAAGCATGATTCATCACTTGCTTGAAGAAGAATTGAAGTCAATGGATGATGTAAGAGATTTCAACTATCTGCATTTTATGGAAAAATACAGTTTGAAGACCATCGCAAGTGAAACGATGGTCAAAGACGAATATAATTCACTAATTAGTTAAAAAAAAGGAGAAAAGCAATGGCTATTTTTGGGAAGAAACACGATGAATCAGAAGAAATTCAACTCTTTGAATCTACTGAAAATGAAAAGACATTTTTCTTTGCAAATCAAAAAACTCTAGTAAGAATTGATGATCATTTCATTCGTATAGCTAGACAAAACACAATAAGCAATGCTTTATTGCAAGGACTTGATGGAGAAAAATCTATACTACTATCAAAGATTACTGCTTATCAATTAAAAGAACCGGGTAAAACAGTAGGCTATCTTCAGTTGATTTTCCCTGGCAGTATTGAGCCTAAAGGTGGAGTGTTTGATGCTGTGAAAGATGAGAATACGATCACATTCAACAAAGAAGATAAAGCTAAAATATTGGAAATCAAGAATGCTATTGAGGAAGCACTGATAAATAATTAAGACAAACAAAAAAGCCCTGCACTCAACATTTGGGGCGTAGAGTACAGGGATACTGTTAAGGCGTAAAAATAGGCTTGAAAAAGCCCTTTTCACTATGCCTATTGTACCAATAAACGAGGGAAAAGGCAATGGAAATCAAATCTTACAAAAAGAAAAATGGCGATACAGCCTATAAATTTAGGATCTATGTTGGTAAAGAAAATGGAAAGGACAAGTATGTAAAGCGTCAGGGCTTCCAGACAAAAGCCAAGGCAAGAGCAGCACTTCTCCAACTTCAAACCGACCTTGAAAATAGCGAGGAAATCACTGTCAAGGAAATCACTGTTGAGGAAGTTGCTGAAGAATGGCTCAAGGAATATGCTGACACAGTACAGGATAGCACCTACATCAAGACCGAACGGAATATAAAAAATCATATTTATCCGACTTTGGGAGATAAAAAAATCTCTTCTCTCACTCCTCTTCAGGTTCAGGAACAAGTCAATGACTGGTCCAAGAAGTTGGTCTATGGACGTAAGATGAAAGGCTTGATGAATAACATATGTAAATACGCTATCAGACACGGATACATCTCAACCAATCCGGTTGAGAGCGTGACAACGCTTGTCAGAAAACAGGTAGATACAGATAGCGATTTTTACGACAAGAATGAGCTAAAATCTTTCCTTGAATTAGTAGATCAAACTGATGAATTGAGAAAGAAAGTCCTCTTTCGTCTTCTAGCCTTCACAGGAGCCAGAAAAGGGGAGGTTTTAGCCCTCAAATGGGAAGATTGGACCAATAACACTCTGAACATAAATAAAGCCATCACAAGAGGATTTGACGGGGAATCTGTTGGCCCTACAAAAAACAAAAGTAGCAACCGATTGATCAGTTTGGACGAAAAGACAAGTGAACTACTCACAGAGTGGAGAGAAATGAATCCTACTACTACTTTTATCTTTGAGAATGAATTAGGAAAACCAATACCAGGAACACTACCACGGAAATGGCTACAACAAATTGTCAAAGATTCGGATGTGCGTCCGATTAAGATCCACGGCTTCCGACACACACATGCCAGCCTATGCTTTGAAGCTGGAATGACACTCAAACAAGTCCAGTATAGACTTGGACACTCGGACCTAAAGACAACCATGAACATCTATACTCACATCACCAGAGAGGCCAAGGATGATATTGGTGAGAAATTTGCAAAATATATTGATTTTTAGACAAATAACATAAAGACAGACCCTTTGGATAAAAAAGGGTCTGTTTTTGGGTCTGCCAGTTCCAAAAAGGTTCAAAAAGAAATAGAAAGTATAAAACAAAAAACGTTGTTTTTACAACGTTTTAGAAAGTTTTAGAAAGTTTTAGAAACTATAGATGGAGCCGGTGGGAGTCGAACCCACGTCCAAACACCTGCCAGCATATTTGTCTACAACCATAGGTTATGTCTTAGTTTAACAGCTACATGACACATAACTCAAGCCCTGTAGTTGCGAGTCTATCAATCTCTTATCTAACTCCTAGACAAAGTTAGATCGTATCTCGCTAAAATAAAGACCTGTCATCAAACACGAGCGATTCGAATCGGGTCACGCCTGCTGGTGTTTAGGCAGCTAAAGCGTAAGAATTATTATTTTTTGCAGTTATATTTAACTGGCGTTTTACATCCGCTAGATGAGTTGCAAAATATGCCTCATAATGCCTGTCGAATCCGTAACGACCCCAAAACGAATACAATTAGTATATCAAAATGTAGCTAAAAATGCAAAA